CCTGTAGCTCTAATTAAATCAGCATAACCTTGAATATCAGTCTCTATACTGTTTGTATAAATAGTATTTTTTGTATATAGTTGAAAGTTTATATCTAAGCTCTTAAGTACAGATGTAGTGTAGTATAAATCCTTTAGTACAATTGGAGTTATACTAATAAGGTTACCATTTTTATCATAAACTATACCACCATTAAAACTAATGACATCACAATCTATATTTTTTTCATTTAATGAAGGAAGAGCCTCATAGTAAGCGCGCCCCGTAGCGACTATAAATATAATATTATTTTCTTGAGCATAGTTTATTAAGTCAACATTTTCTTGAGAAATTCTATGTTCATTATCTAGCAGTGTTCCATCCATATCGCTAGCAATTAATTTTATCATATAACGTATTAGAAATGATAATAGCCATTTCTATCTCCTTTCATCATAAATACTTCTGTTTTTTATAGTCTTTAAAGATACATGTTTCATAGAATTTAACTCATTATGTTTGTGATACTTTCCAATAACATCAGCATCATTATAAAGTCTAGTATCATAAATCTGTTTGTGAGTTTTAGCTTTCAAGCTATTGTGAACTAAATAAGCCACTTGATTGTGTGTGTTGTATCTAAATTCGATACTAAAATTCAAATGAGCTGGTTTATTAATATGAATAAAGTTTTTAAAGTTATCCAAATTAGATGGTATTCCGACTACTGATGTAAATTTTATTATGAAAGAATAATCATTGTAATTCTCAATAACTTCAATTTCTCCATTTGTGAATATCTTAGCTTGTTCTTTTAAAACATGAGTTGTAAAGATATTTTTAGATAGTAAAGTATAGATAATTCTGTCTTTTCTATCTTGTAAACTCCATCCGTTTTTATAATCTAACTCCATAAATCTCTCATAGTTAGCCACTTGTTGCTCATTAAAAAAAGCTATAAATAATAGCTCTTTGTATTTCTGTATATCATTTTTAGCATATTCACAGATTAAATCTAATGTTCTGATTAAATCTTCTTGTAAACTATTTCTAGCTATTTTTGAAACTTTCTTAATTAATCTATTGCTCATTTATAATCACTGTCCCAACTACTAATATCTCATCATCTGCAATTTCTATATTAGAATTAGAATTGTTTACTTTTACAAAGTTATCATTTACTCCATCTATTTCTAAAATAGATTTCTCTAAACGATTAATAGATAGTATTGTTTTATTAGCTTTCTCAAAAGTAGCATTCCCAGTTTTTATAACAGCTTTCAAAAGAGATTCAATCTTTTCTTTTACATCTGATAGAGCATATCCAGATTTTAAAATAGTATTAACTTCTATGTTTATAGTCTTAGCTCTAAAGCTTTCTATAGTTACATCAGCTCCAACAGGTCTACCGTCATCGCTTTGTATTCTTTCTCTAACTTTTTGAATTAGACTAGAATCAGCTATATCATTATTATAGTTAGCAATTAGAACTTTAACAGTTCCATTTCCATTCCAAAGAGGTTTTACTAAGACTTTTCCAACTCCATCAACTTGTTTGGCCCATTGCTCATAATCATATATATTTCCACTGTGAGCAGGTCTTGTAGCTTTTTCCTTAGCTCTTGCAACTAATACAGAATTAGGCTCTTTATCATATCCATTTATAATTTCTTTTTCATTTGTAACACTGTAGATATTGCTATTTTGAATTTCAAAAGTTGTAATTTCTCCTATTGCAGCATTACCTATTTTTCCTTCAGATAAGCATTCTATTTCTATTTCTGCAACTCCTGATGTACTTAGATATTCTTTTCTTAAAGATTTATATTTTATACCATCTCTATTAAGAAATATTGTATTTTCTTCTATGATAGAATTTGCTTTTCCTGTTACTTTTAAAACACCTTTTGCCTTAGTTCCTGATCTTCTTTTTACTCCAAACATTAAAGCATGCTTATCAACGTATTCATCTTCTGTTGCAGTATCTATAAAAGTTTGTTTTTCCCAAAATTCTAACTCTTTGTAAACTTCTTCAGCTGTTATTCCAAATGTTGCAGCAATATCAAAGTTATAAGTCCCTTCCATTTTTGAAAGTGGGTTTTTAAGATTATCTAAGAAATTATTTCTTAATTCTATTTTATCTTTCATTTACACCTCCATTTCTAGCTCCCCATACACAGTTTTAACATTAAAGGTTATTTGTGGAACATATTCATCTTCGTTAGAAATGTCAAAATTATAGCACTCTGTAATGTAAGGGTTTACTAACAATGTATCTCTTATTTGATTTATCATTAAAGCATCTTTAACTGTTTTATGATAGATAGTTCCTATATTAGTTTCTAATTCACTCCCATATTCGTCACTATGCACATCAGTATATCTAAATCTTTCAGTCTTTAATGCCTTAAATATCCATACTTTTAAAGCTTCATTTTTCTCTAAAACTTTAATATCGTTATTTTCATCTTTTATATATTCTCCAGTTTTAAAGTCTATAGCATATTCTTTAAAAATTGGAATTTCTTCAGCTTCAGTTTCTATCTTTTTAAGAAAAATATTAAAATCTTTTTCCACATTACACCCCCTCTATTGCTTTACTTGGCATTTTTACTATTTTTGTTACAACCACATAATGCACTCCCATGACAAGCACTAGCACTTCATCGCCTTTTTGAAGTGTATCTTCAAACCAGATATCCTTGTGAGATCTGTATGTTCCATTGCCTTGATATTTTCCTTTTCCTGTCAATTTTGGAATTTTATGTCCCATAGTATCTGAAGTATCGTTATCATAGTCATAGTTAGATATGTCTATTTTTATATTATCTATAACTCCATCTATCATATAATCTCTATGATAGTGAGGTAATAAGTAATTGCTGCAATAAATTTGCTCAGATGGTATAACTTGCCCATTAAATTTAATTGTTAGATTTGGTGGTGGGGTTTCAACAGATGCTTTTATGATAGATGTTCCTTTTGTAGCTTGTCCTATCATTTCACCTATTAAAGAACCTAATTCGCTCATTTCTTATCCCACCCTTCTTGAAACAGTAGATCTAATTTATCTACTTTTTTATTTTTCTCTTTTTTAGCTTTTTTACTTTTTTTAGTTTTATCACTTTTTTTTACTTTTTCTTTATTTTCAAATTCTGCTTTATCCATTACATTTTCAAACGCTAACTCAACAGTACAATAATGAGTTTCTCCCTCAAAAATATGAGTATCTGATTTAACTAAGAAATCTCCAACAAGTCCAGTATGTGGCTCTTGTATTCCTATATTGTATCCAGCTTGAATTAATACATTTCCTAAGCAATGTAATCTCGAACTTTTTTCAACACTTTTTAGCATATCTTTTGCATTTGCTATATTATCTACATCTTTTTCATATTGCATAACTTGTTGAAATAATCCAAATTTCTTTTTATCTTCTGCATTTTCTACTTTATTAAGTATTTGTTGCTTTTCGTTTTCTACTTTATAGATAACTATTTGATTTATCATATTCTCTATGCTTTCTTCATATGAAGATGTAGAAATGTTATCAGCACTTGTTAAAAGAACATCAGCATGTGTTCCTTGCTCAACTATATCTATTGCTTTATCATTACTTACAATAGAATAAATCTTTTTATTTTTTCTATGTTGAATAGTGTAAGCATTTAATATAATTTCGTATCCGCTTCTATCAATAGCGGGATAAGTACAAGTAACTTCATCTTGTGGTATTTTACCTATTTTTAAATTAAGTTCTCCGCATATTTCTTTTAATATTTCACTTGGCTTTTTTCTAAAGAAATTTTTAACAAAGTTATTTTTATTTAGATAGATAGAATTGTCATAAGCATAGAATGTTTTAACATCAGTATCTCCTTTTCTTGAATGAAAAAATACTTTTCCAACAAATAATTTTTCATCATCATAAGAAAATTCAATTTCATCTCCTATTTCAGTTATAATATCTCCCAGATACTCAACTTCTAACTTTCTAGCTGTTCCATGAATTGCTCCACTCCATATAACCTGAATAAAAATATTTTTATATTCTTTTCCATTAACATATATTTTTACTTTTTCCATATTATCACCTTTGAAGTAAGCC